GGAGTAATCCTTGCGGAAGCGTCGCGCCAGCTCGACGAACGAGCGCATGTTAGCGATCCCGGTGCCGATCTTCGCGGCTTCCTGTGCCGGCGTACCACGGCCCTTGTCCTCACCCATCTTCAGTTTCTTCTCGAGGATGTCCAGCTCGCGCTCTTCAGCCTCCGACATGCCCTCGCCGCTATCGCGCATGCGAGCGAGTTCGATGTAGCGGGCGCGATCGCGATCGACTTGAGTGGCCTTTGGCGTCTTGTTGCCGCCACCGGAACCAGGTGCCTTCGGCTTAGCGCCGACGTCGACCTCGCGGATCGTCGCGCCAGTGTTGGCATCGACGATCTCCATTTTGTTGCCGCGGTTAACGATCTTGATGCCCTTCTGCACACCTTCTTTTTCGATGGCGTTGCGAAGCATCTCGGCGCGCTGCTCGAGTGCGGCGTACTTCGGGTCCTCCTCCGGCGTGCCGGCCAGCTCGGTCTGGATCGCCTCGTACGCGTTGATCATCTGCACAACGCGCGGGCCGAGCTGCTCGGCACGTTTCTTCGCGGCAGCGGCTTTGTCGACCTCGGCGTTGGCGCGCGTCATGGCCGCCTTCTGCGCCTGGTATTCCTTCGCGACTTGCATCGCCTGGGCGACCAATCCCTGCTTCTGGAGGATCGAAATCACCTGACGATAGAACTGGTCGACGGACTCCGGCTTCTCCGGGTCGAAGCCGAGCTGCTGAACCTGGCGCTTCGCCGCGGCGACAGCGTCGTCCTCCTGCTCACCGGGCGTACGAGCGTCGTAGCCGAGCGCCGCTGCGCCGGCTTGCACCGCGCCGCGGCCGAGCATGTCGCCGCCTTTCGCGCCAAGGTACGTCGACATCTCCTCGGGCGACATGCGCGCCAGCGTGCGCGCCTGGTTCTCCCGGCGAAGCTCTTCATCCTGCTCGGCAGTCGTCTTCGGTTTGAACAGCGTGATCAGCGAGTCGGCCATGATTTAATCCATAAGGTCGTAGCCGCTCGTCCAGCCGTCGAACGGCGTGGACGCATAGCTGGTGGCCGGGAAGAACCCTTTGAACCAGTTGCCGGCGTCGGCGAAGATGTTGCCGACGTCCTTGATCACGCCCGGATTCCGGATGATCGAAGAGAACAGCCCGGACGCGCCGGACGCAGTGTTCGCACGCCGCGCAGCGTCGGCCTTGGCCTGGGCGTTGAGCGCCTGGGTGACTGCGCCGCTGGGCAGCGCCGCGTCGCGCTGGGCGCCGTACGCTTCCTTGAACAAGCCGGTCGTAGCGTTCGTGGCCGCACGCTGGTCGGCGGTGAGCTGCTGGCCGAAGTTGGCCGCCGCCGCGCCAGTCGCCGCGCCCGCGTTGCTGATGGTCTGGGCGTTGCCGAAGAGCCCGCCGGAACGCTTCAGCAGCCGATCAAGGTAGTTCTCGCCCTCGGTGAGCGAGTCCGCAGCCAGTTTCGCGTCCGCCTGGGCCTGGGCGCCCTGGATGGCGGCCATGTAGGGGTTGGACGAAGCACCACCAGGCAGGCCGCTGGAGAACGTCCCGGAGCCCAGCAGGCCCTTCGCCTGAAGCTGGCGGAACATATCGGCTTCCTGCTTTGCGCGCTGCGGCGCCAGCAGCGCCATCTGGGCGTCCAGGCGCTCTTTCGCCAGCGTGCGCGGGTCGAAGTCGCCCGCGAGGCCCATCTGCTTCTCGGAGCCCTTCAGGTACTTGTCGAAGAGCCCCTGGACGCGCGGATCGAGCGTGTTGGACACCACGCCGGACGCCGGGTCGGACGTCCCCGTCGCCAGAGCCGTGCGCACAGTAGCGCCGCGCGGCGTGTAGCCGGCAGTGACTTGCGGAGCGAGGCCAGCGATCTGAGAGGCGTACGCGTTGTACGCGCCGCGGCGCTGCGCGGCGTCACCTTGCGCGTTGCCGACGTACTGGTCCGCCAGCTTGCTGCCTTGGTTGGCCGTGTAGAGTCCGGTGCCGATGTTGAGCAGGCCGGTGCCGAACTGCTTCCACCAATCGTCTTGCACCGCGTTGTAGTCGGCGACGCTTGCCATTTGTTACTCTCCCTCGAGCATTGCGAGGAGTCGCTTGCGCTCTTCCTCGGACATATAATCTTCCGCCGCGAGTGCCGATGCAGCGTTGCCACCGAACATCCCGGCCGGGCTTTGCAGGAGCTGGGCCAGCGCGTTTCCGCGCGCCTGCCCGCTGCTCACGATGTCGCCGTAGCGGCCGCGCGCACCGAGGATTGCGTCGAGCATGTTGCCACCGCGCGCCCCGAGCTGGCCCGTGAGGTCCGTGCTCTGACTGAGGAGCTGGTCGATGAAGTCCTCGGCCTGATTCATCGACAGGCCGGCCAGCTCGGCGTTCTCGCGCTCCACGCCAGACTGGAGCGCTGCCAGGTACGGGTTGGCCGCCTGGCCTTCCTCGAGCTGGTAGGACTCGGTGCGGCCTGTGAACGGGTTGTCGAACGCTTCGCCGTACGTCGCCAGGCCGAGCATGCCGCGCGCGTACAGCACGCGCATCAACTTCGCGAAGTCTTGGTCTCGCTTGCCCTGCAGCTCGGTCATCGCCTTCTGGAACTCTTCGGCCGACAGCTTCGAGGTGTCGGTCTCGAGAATCTGGTCGATGACATTATCCGCGGCGTTGATCAGGTCGTCGATCGACTTCTGGCCCTCGGCGGTTGGCACGAAGCGCGCCTCGCCGGTCTCCGGATCGATCTCCACCGTGCCGAACTGGCCGATCTCGCGATAGGCGTCCGGGTCGTACGCGTCGGCGATCTCCGGGATCGCGGCCAGGATGCGGTTCGAGTAGTCGAGGTACGCCTGGCGACGCGCTTCGTCGTTCGCGTACTCGGCCTCGTAGACCGCGCGGGCCTCGTCGCCGGCGGCGTCGCCACCGAGCAGCCCGCCGAGCGCCACCGCGAGCTTCAGCACAGTGCTGGGTTTGATGTCGGAGAACGGCGACTTAGCCTCTTCACCGAGCTGGCCGTTGCCGACATCGGCCATAGCATTGATGTCCTCCTGCGTAGGCTCGGCCGGAGCTTCCGCCGGCGCCGCGGCGGGCTCGAGCGTCGGCTCTTCTGCGGCCGATGGCGCAGGCATCGACGGCGCGGCGTACTCGCCGATGTAGAACGATCGCGCCATCCCGTCGAGGCCCGGCAGATCGCTCATTTGCAGCGCTAGCGGCTCGAACGGCGCCTCCGGGATGTCGACCTTGGCCGCCGGCGGCGCGATGTCGTATGACATGCGCAGCCCGACCGGCTCCGTGTCGAGACCTTCGATGGTTTGCGCCGTATCTTCCAGCGCGACATCGCCGCCGAACATACCCTCGGCGCCGCCCAGCTCGTTCCAGCCCCAATCCAGACCGGCACCGGCTGCACCGAGCGCCAGCGATCGCGGATCGAGATCGCCGGTCGACGCGAACTGACCCACCGCGTTCTCCGCGACGGACTTCAGCACAGGATTCACGCCGGCAAGCATGCCGGACGCACCAGACAGGTCCATCCCGATCGGTGCCAGGTTCCCTGCCAGCGACAGCAGCGGGTTCCCGCCGCCGATCGCGGAGCTCAGCGCGCTGGCGCCTGCGCCCGCCAGCTTGCCGCCGACGGAACCGAGAAACTCCGAGCCGCCGAACGCCAGCGGAGAGAACGCGAGGCCGCCCAGCATGCCAACGAATTGCGCAAGATTCGCAAGGCTCTTCTCTTTGTCGGCCGTGCGACGCATGTTCATGTCTTCGTAGCCTTGGTTCACCCACTGGGCCAGCTCACCGGCGATGCTGTCGTCCCAGTTGCCAGATTGCTTGAGCATATTGGCGATGCCCCAGCCTGGCTGGAGATACCAGTTGCTCGTGTCCTGAGCACCGGCGAACAGTGAGTAATCCGGATTCTGCGTGCCCTGCACGTACCACTGGCTGGACAGCGTCGGATCGAGGCCAAGCGACTCGGCAAACTGGCGCGCGACGTCGGTGCCAGGCGCCTGGCCGGGCAGCCACATCATCCCGCCGACACCTGGATCGATACCGTCGTCTTTGACGGGCGCGACGCCCCATTCCGCCCACGGATTTGCCGGCTCGGCTGCCTCCGTTCGCGCCGCTTCCTGCGCAGCGGCAAACGGATCGCCGACGATCCACGAAGGATCGTATTCCGGGAGGGTGATGTCGAGGGACATTGTGCTGCTCTCCTATCGAACCGCTGCCGACGCTTTGCCGGTAGTCGCCGCGACCTTCATCGCGTGCAGTTGGACTTCATCTCCGTTGATCGGGATCGAGAAACCGAAGCGCGCCACGTTGCAAGAGCGCCCGATGTGAACCTTCACGTTGCCGAGGCCGGGGTCTTCGACGAACTCGACAGTGCCGCACGTGAACGCTGCGGTGCTGGTGTCGTCCTCGTCGTAGTCGACTTGCCAGCGGAACGTCCCGGTCTGCCCGGCTGCAGCCTTCAGCACGAGCTCGCTGTACTTCAGGTGCTTCAGGCGCGACTCGTCGCCGAAGTCGAGCCACTGCGTGTAGAACTCGAAATTGTAGTTGCTGGCCGCGGCGTCCGGTGTGTAACTGTTGTACTTGAACACTCCGTTGGTGCCGGCGCAGTACCAGTTGCCATCCTTGTCGTAGGCGAACGCACGGAACGGCATGCTCGTGTTGTTCCAGGTCGTGAACGCCGGGTACTCCATCTGCGGCAGCTTCTGCCGCGTGTTCGCCACGAAGCAGAGGTTGGCCGTCGGCGCGTTGATGACGTACCAGCCTTCCTTCGGGTAATAGCCCGCGCGCACCTTCGTCATCGTCTCGCCGGCGTACGTGTCGATCACGTCGCGGTTCACAAGCTGCGACACCGGCGGCAACTCGATCAGCGAGGTCACTTGGGCGAATTTGTTGATGCGCTTGATGCCGTTCGCAGACAGGAAGTAGACGCCATCGTCAGTCACCACCACGCTGTCGCGCGCGACGCACCCGGTGTGGCTGATGACGTCGGTTAGCGTCATCGTAGCCGGGTCGTTGTCGCTCGGCAGCGTGTACATCAGAATCGTGTTGCGGCCGAAGATGATCAGGCGCCCGAACGCCGCGGCCAGCGCCACGATCGTGTCCTGGCCGGCCGGCCACGCATTCTGGACGTTCAACGAACCGGCGTCGCCGGTGTTCCAGACCTTGCCGTCGAGTAGGTTCGACCACCACACGGTGTAGCGGTTACTGCCGGCCGCGTTGTCAGCAGCCCACAGGCGACCGTACGCCGCGAGTACGCAATTCGGCGACCCGGCGCCCCACGGCGCTCCGGTGAACGACTCAGCCGCATATGTGCCTTCGTTCAGCACGTACGGCGCGATGCCGGCCTGGAAGATGTAGACCTTCGAGGTCAGCGCCGCGAACTGCGGCGAATTGAGCACGGTCGACGTGCCGCTCCAGTCGACGCGCGAGGTCAGCGTCGTGGTGCCAGTGTATACCTTACCTGCCGCAACAGAGTACACTTCCTCTGTGCCGTCATTCTTGCGGTGCACGTAAATCTGCTCGAACGTCCCGGTCGAACCTGACGTGAGCAGATTGAAATCCTTCCTCGCGACCAGCTTGCCGTTCGAGTCGATGACACCGTTAAGCGCCCGCGTGGCGAACCGATACGACTGATCGTTGACGATCTCGTCGTTGGTGTTCAGCCCGTACGAGCCAGGCTGCTTGAACGGCGCGGTGCGAATCTGACCCATCTACAGCGCCTGCCACCTGATCTCGGACTCGTCGCGCGCCGCGTCGCGCGCCACCGCGGACGCCAGCAGCTCGCGATACAGCGCCTCCTGCGACTGGATCAGGATACCGCCGTCGTCGCCGCGCTCGGCGATCGCTCGAGCGATGGTGCCCTCCACCAGCGGTACGATCGGCACGCGCGGGACGTCGGAATCGTTCGTCAGCTCGGCTTGCGGCAAGTAGAGGTTGAACTTTATGATGTCGGCGTTCGTCGGCGAAGGCCACAGGTCGAGTGCGAGGTCGAAGTTCGAGTCCAGGCCAGCGGTGATGTACTCCGACGGGCGGCCGGGTTGCACAGCCGGTGACCCGAAGAAGCGATCGTTCATTCGCTTCACGGTCGCCAGCGTCATCTCCTGCTGGGTCGTCGTGTTGTAAGCGTCCAAAATCACCGCATCCGGGCCGCTGTTGGTCAGCGTGTAGCTTGCGGTGCCAGGGACGCACGTCACCTGGTACGTATCACGCAGCGCGTGCCAGCGCCAGGTGTCCTCCATTTCCGTCTTCACCCGGTTCACCAGGGCGCCGATCAGCGCGGAGTAGCTGTTCTCGGAGACGGTCGCGACCGTGTCCTCGCGCAGACGCACGAGGACCTTATTCACGATCTGGAGATACGTTGTCGACGCCATCTAGCTCTCGTCCTTCTTCATCGTCCTCGACAGCATTATTTCGACAGCGCTTGTGCCAAGAGAAGCCAGCGCGGCCGCGGCGCCGTATAGCAGAACTGGGTCCGCCGAAGGGAACATCGACATTATCGCGCCTGCGCTTCCGCCTAGTCCTCCGGATACGATCATTCGTCCGAATACGATCTTCACCGTCATTGGACGGTCTTCTGCAAGCAGCTTTCCGAGCCCGATGATTGCACCGATCACAGCTAGCAGACCGAAGAGCGCTTCAGGATTGTCACGCGGTGTCATGTCTTGTTTCTTCGTCATATTTGTTCATACGTATGACTACTTCGTTCCTGCGCTCCAACCTGCAGCCTGGCCCACGTTCGGCCCGGCCGTCCCGCCCGCGGCTGAGTTGTCCGACTGCACCCGCAGGGGTGCGCCGAAGTCGCCATTGAGCTTGTAGCCGATGCCCGCCTGGAAGAATTCATTCCTCGCCGGATACTTTCCGGCCCAACGAATGCCGACGAAGATGCCGAACGGAAGGTTGAAGCGCACGAACAGCGCCGCGTTGTAGAACAGGCTGTTCGTGTGCGAGCCTCCGAAGGCGACGTGTCCGCCCCACAGGCGGCGACGGACAACGAGATCATCGACTGCGTTGTGATCCTCGCCGTGTTGCGTGAATTCCCCGTCGACCCGGTAGCCGAGCGCGAGCGAGAAGACCGGCACGACGTACTTCGGGTGGATCGAGAGGGCGCGCTGGATAGGCTCGAACACGCGCATCTTGATGGAGTGGAGGAAGGCTTTCACTAGCCGTTCACCTTCCCGTGCAGGTACGAAGCGGCCCACGTAGAGGCCGTAGAGACGTTGTAAATAGCGGCAACATAATGAAGGCCCTCTGTCATGTTGGCCCTGACGGTCGCAGAAGAACCAACGACAGGTCCACCAGAAGCGCACGAGTTACCTGAATAGGAGGCGGGGGCTGTCTGTGAATTGACGCCAATGCCGCAGTACATGGACGCAGCCGTGGCGCTAGAGGCTGTGGTATCTATTGATGCTTCGGCGTAGTCGCCGTTGAAGCAAACGAACCGGAAAAACTGCGAGCCAAGGTTTTCCCACACAGAGGTGTTCGTCTGAGCGAAGCTGGCCTGTGTCGCCAAACACGCGACTTCAACCCTGTTCCAGTAACTTACCGTGAGGCGCTCAGTTAGGGAGCTGGCGAAGACGCCGCTGCCGTTCGTAGCTGCCTTGCCGACGAGCAGTCGGGTCTTGTCGCCGGTCTTGTACGGCATCCCGTCGCCGTCGGTCGTCCACGCCGTGGCGGACTTCTCCAGCGCGATGGCCGAGCCGGTCCAATAGGCGTAGATGTTGACGGTATCGAAGTTGCCAAGACCGCTGTTGCTGATGGTCGGGGGCGTGACGATGGTCCGGTAAACCCAGCGCGTGCCGTCCCACAGCGGGACCCTGTTGCCTTTGAAGACATCCAGCGAGAGCGTGGTGCTGTTCGTGTAGTTCAGGCGCCCCTGCACGACGAGCGGCTCGGCATACAGCGGCCCGATCTCGTCGGCGAGCTGCTGCGCCGTGCGGTTCCGTGCGCCCTGCACGCGCCAGCGCGAGGACGTGCCGTCGTACACCAGCGTCACGCTCGTGTCCGGCCCCATGACGTGGTTCTCGGCCAGCGCGAAGCGGTTCGCTGCGGTCGAGGTCGCGTCGTCGACGAGGGTGATGTCGTACGAGCCGACGTTGTGCAGGACGATCATGCGGCCAGCGGAGCCGCCGGCGATGCCGGTGAGGTTGCGCGCCGCGTCCGAGGACACGCGCACGGTGTTCGCGTCAGCGAAGCCCGTCGGCGCCCAGTCGTCGGTGTTCGCGGAGAGCTGGGTCGGCGTGATCACGCCGGTGAGGTAGACGCCCTGCGAGAACGCGACGTCGAGCGTGGTGACAAGGCCGGTGACCCCGTCGAGCAGCAGCGGCACGTCCTGCAGCACGCCGGAGGCGTTGTAGCGCTTCACGGAGAAGTCGTTGTCGTCTCCGGTGCCGGCGTGCTCGATCTTCCAACGGACCGAGCCATCGGCCTCGTTGAAGTTGATGACGTTCGACTGCGTGTCGAGCGCACGCTCGAGGACGAAGGACGGGGAGGGGCCGCTCGCAATGAAAGAGAGCGCCGTGATGTCGAACTCGCCAGCGTCCCAATCCGCGGTGAGCGGCTGCGAGCCGTCGGCAAGCAGCACGGTCGTCGAGCTCCCGCTGCCTCCACTGCCTGTGGTGCGATCGACCCCGTACGTCGTCAATTCCGTCTCCCGTTACTTGCGCGCGCCCTTGTTGAGGGACAGCGTCTTGCGCTTCTGCTCGACGATCGCCGGACCGACGGGAATCTGGGTCGGAGCCGCGGCCTCTTCGTCGGGCCAGGGGTTGCCGGCCGAATCCACGCGGATGTACTCGGGGTTGCCGCGCATCTCTTTGGCTTCCCAGTACGTGTCGAGCACCAGCAGCGGCGCACGCGGATTGCCGAGGCACTTGAAGTAGAATTTCTTGCCGGCGTTCGCTGCGGCATCGGCGCGCTCCTGCGCAGCCTTGTCCGCCGCGGCCTTCGCCAGCTTCTCGTCGAGGGCGGCTTGCGCCTTCGCGGCTTCGTTGTGGTTCGCGTCGTCCTCGATGATGAAAGCAGTGCCCATGTTTCGCTCCTTCGTCAGTTATCGCCGGGTGTAGTAAATACGGTACGTGCCGGTCCCGGTGATGTTGGCGGAAATCGCCTTATCGAACAGCACGCCGTTGGGATACTCGACGCCGGCCTGACGCTGGAAGGTCGTGCCGTCGGCAAGATTCGTGGTCACGCTGCACAGCGCGGTGCCGGCGACGGTGGCCGCGTTGTGGAGCTGGACAGAGAGGGCCGCCGTGCCGTCGGCGTGCTCGACTTCCACGCGATGCACGACGCACGGGAAGTTGATCGCCGCGTTCGCGTCGGCGGTGTTGACGTACACCTGGCAGGCGTCATACATGCTCGGAACTCCTCGAGGAATGGTAGATGTCTTGCAGCCCCAACGCGACCACTGGGTCGCCACGGAACACGAAGTTGCCCGCGTGGCCGAGTTGGATCGTTGGATCGAGCCACACGTCGCAACCCAGTTCGCGGACGTCGGCGAAGAACGCCATGTCCTCGCCGCGCGCGGTGCGCCGGCCGTCGGTGACCGTGCGGTCGATGCGGAACACATCCGGCACGTCTTTCTCGAGGCCGATGTCGACGCGCCCGGCGCGCTCCACCAGCTTCTCGAGCACCTTGCGGGTCACGGCGCAGAAGCCAAGGCCGGTGCCGTCGATCTTCACGAGGCCCAGCCCGTTGACCTCGACGCTGTCGGGGTCCGGCTGCTTCACGATGAACGGCAGGCTCGTGGTCTTAGCGGGGTACGTCGCGCAGACCACATCGACGACGTGCGCTGCCTGCGTGATGCTGACGAAATCGGCGACGGACCACTCGATGTCGCTGTCGATCCACAACAGGATGTCCGCTTTGGTGCTCATGAAGGAATTGAGCACCAGGTTGCGAGCCTCGGATACGACCGAGCCGCCAGCGGTGACGCAGAGGTCCAGTGGGACGCCGTTCTGCGCCGCGAAGCGCGTCGTGCGCGCCAGGGAGAGGGCGGTTTGCCACGGGACGGTCGCGCCGCACGGCATTCCGACCGCGATTGCGGGTATTTTGTGATCCAAGGCTCGCTCCTAGAATCGGTGCCGGGTGATAGGGCTCACCCGGCGAAGCCTATGCTGCTGCCGCGTTACGACGCGGTCGTGATGGTCGCCGCGTCGAACACCGACACGAGCGCGGTCGCGTACCAGTTGACGCCGTCGCAGAAAACCTTGACGGTGTCGCCTTTCACGGCCTTGGACTGCACCAGCGTGATGGTGTCGCCGCCGGACGACTCGAAGTCGCCGTCGGAGGCGGCGTTCAGGTCGTTCGACAGCACCTGGCCGACGATGACGTTGGCCGAGGCGTGCGTTACGATGGTGTACGCACCGGACGACGGCGCCGTACGGACGAAAAACTCGAACTCGAGGCCGGGCTCGAGCGGGGGCAGCGTGACTGCGAAGCCGGCGGCGGCGTTGAGCACGATTCGTGCGCCGTCGTCGTTGGCCGTCAGTCGCGTCGCCGCCGCGAGGACCTGTACCTCGGGAACGTTCAGCGATTTGCGGGACATGCGGTGATCTCCTGTGTCTAGGCGAAGTGGGGAGGCGCTTTCACGCCTCCCCGGTCACGTCACCGAGGGTTAGCCCGGCATCGCGATGGGCACGCCGCCCTTGTCGTACGCCTCGGCCACGCCGAAGATCGTGTCGGCGGTGAGGAGGGTCGCCAGGAATTCCTGCTTGTACTGGGTCTGCACTCGCGCCGCGAGCACGTCCGCCAGCACCAGCGCGTCCTTGTGCGCCAGCAGGCCGATCTTGACGGTCGTCGCGGTGTCCGGCGACGGGCAGTTGCTGGACACGTGCACGTTGACGCCGTACACGTTGCCGAGCTTGCCGGCCTTGATCACGTTGCCGTCGCCGACGAACGCCTGCTCGCTGAAGCGCGCGATACCCATCATCACGCGCCGCGCCACCGGGGGCACGACGAGGAAGCGATCCGACATCGGGATGTCGTTGTCGTCGAGCACCTGGATCACCCGGCGGACGCCAGCGTCGGTGATCGCCGCCGAGTTGTCGGAGGCGTCGGTG